GGTTGAAAAATGTGAAGGTAAAGATAATCCAGTATTTGAGAATGTAAAGAAAAGTGTAAATGAGTTTGATCAGAAATTAAAAGCAGATAAAGCAGTTAAGGAAGCAGTACAAACTACCAATAGCACTTTTACCAATGGTGCGAGATTTGGCATGATTTTCAACAACTGTGTACGATTGTTTATTGAAAATGGTCAATCTTGGACTACTCCTGAGTTTGTTAAAAACTTCAAGCGAGTGGAATCTTGGGTGGAAGCATGTGAAGGAAAAACTGGAACACCACAAGATGTTGATTATTTAGAACAAAAGCAAAGAGTTGATGATTATAAGCAAAATATAATTGACAACACTACAGAACCAGTACAAATTGATGAAGACGAACTACCATTTTAATGAATAACGAACACATAATAATAACACTTTTACTTTTAGTTGTTTTTTTGTTAGTTTCATTATTTGGAATAATGTTTGTGGGGCTAATATTACTTTAAAGGAAAAAATGGGGCAGTTACTTCTTATACTCTTTTGTTTAATTAACATATCACAATCGAATAGTAGCTGTCCCTTTCTCCTGAAAGGATCAATATGCCAAAAGTAAAACTATTTCCAAGTGATGTGATATGGAGTAAATACATCCGAACAAGAGATAATTGGACTTGTCAAAGATGTGGAACAAAATATCATCCACCCACTTCAGCTTTACATTGTAGTCATTATTGGTCAAGAGGTGCTTGGACAGTAAGATTTGATGAAGATAATTGTCAGGCATTATGTTATGGATGTCATTCATACTTAGGTGGTAATCCACAAGAACATAGAGAATTTGTTTTAGAGAAATTAGGACAAGAACGATATGATGCTTTGCAACAACGAAGAAATAGTTCATTAAAATCAGGACAAAAGAAATATTTAAACTCAAAAGAATTTAGAAAAGAAGTAGAATTAATGATTGGTGATTTACAATTAAGAAATAGTGAAGATGAATTAGATAACGATTGATCATAAAAAAGGAGAAAAAATGGAACTAAACAAAAGAGAAATAGCTTGGCAAAATAGAAAGCAAGTCAAGAAAGAATCCCACCCTACCTATGCACAATTTGGAAAGTATGCAGGTACTTTTGAAGAACGAATGAAAAAAGTAAAACCTTTGTATGCTTACACAGAAGAACGAATTAAATCAGAAGAAGAATTTTACAAAGAACATGGAAGGGCATGGTGGATCTTTCAAAGTATGACTATGAGGTATAATAGGGAAGAAACTTGGATAGAACAATACAATGTTTTAGATCCAACAAGACCAAGAGGAAAAGACATTTATAAAAGGAGAAAAAAATGATTGATATAATAGTTACCATAGCAGTATTGATTGGATGTTTAAAATTATTTCCAAGACTTTACAAGGAAATACATAAATTAGATTAGGAGAAAAAAAGGAGAAAAAATGGCACATACAATTTATAAAAACGAATCAGGAAAAAGATTAAAATCTGTAACTACCATCATCAATGGGAATCTTGGATGGAAAACAGGTGCATTAATTGGTTGGAATCTTAAACTGGTAGATCAAGGATTAAATCCAAGAGCAGAACTTAAAAAAGCAGGTAGAATTGGAACTTTAACACATAATATGATAGAAGAATTTATCAAGGGTGGTGCAGTTCAATTAGATGGTTATGAACCTGATGAAATATCACAAGCTAAAACTGCTTATTATGGATTTTATGAATGGTTTGTTGATAACAATGTAACATTCCATGAAACAGAATTAAAATTAGTATCAGAAGAATATCAATTTGGTGGAACATTTGATGCAGTATGTGAAGTCAATGGTAAGTTAGTGATATGTGATTGGAAAACATCTAATTCTGTGTATGATGAATTTTTGATACAGTTAGGTGCATACAGACAACTCATACAAGAAAATCTTGGCTATGACATAAGAGGTGCGATCCTTTTAAAACTGGATAAAGAAGAAAAAGGAGTCTATGAAGAACACCATTACAAGATTAAAGACTTGAATTGGGGTTGGAAGATGTTTAAACTATTACTAAAAATTCAGGAGAATAAAAGATGAAAATACTAAATCTTTATTCAGGTATAGGTGGTAATAGGCATTTGTGGGGAGATGAACACGAAATAACAGCAGTTGAAATTGATAAAAATATTTCAAGCATATATCAAGAAAAATTTCCACATGATAAGATTGTAAATACTGATGCACATTCATATCTATTATATCACTATGAAGAATATGATTTTATTTGGAGTAGTCCACCATGTCCATCTCATAGTAGAATATGTTATAGTCAAAAAGAAAAAAAATTTGCAGATATGTCTTTATATGAAGAAATTATTCTTTTACAATCTTGGTTTAAAGGAAAATATGTAGTAGAAAATGTAATACCATATTATGAGTATCTTATAAAACCAACTACAATAATAGGAAGACACCCATATTGGACTAATTTTGAAGTTAGTCATCTTGAAGTAAAAAACATTGATATAGCAAGGTCAAATGCAGACGAGTTGTCTGAATATTTAGGGATACCAAAACCAAAATATAAATCAAGATTATTATTAAGAAATTCAGTAGAACCTAAAATAGGATTACATTTATTAAAAGAATCACAAAAAGAAAAACAATTAAATATATTTAAGGAGAAAAAATGATGAAAATATTAGTAGCTTGTGAATATAGTGGTATTGTCCGAGATGAGTTTCTTAAAAAAGGACACGATGCTATAAGTTGTGATATACTTCCATGTGAAAGTGAATATTACACTAAATCAGATAGGCACTATCAAGGCGATGTTATGGATATTCTTAATGAGGATTGGGATATGATGATTGCACACCCACCTTGCACATATTTAAGTGTTGCTGGAATGAGATGGTTATATCCTGGTAAAAAACTTGATAAAGAAAGATATAAAAAAGGATTGGAAGGTAAAAAATTCTTTATGGATTTATACAATGCACCTATTGAAAAAATATGTGTAGAAAATCCAATATCGGCAAAAATATTTGAAATGCCACCACATACACAAACAGTACAACCTTATGAATATGGACACCCATTTAGTAAAAATACAAGATTGTGGTTAAAAAATTTACCTAAGCTAAAACCAACAAATATATTAGATGAATATGAACCAACATATACAGCTAAATGGTTTAATAGTGGTGCAGGTTGGAAAGGAAATCATGGAAAAATAAGAAGTAGGTTTTGGGAAGGTATAGCAAAAGCTATGGTAAATCAATGGGGATAAAGGAGAATAAAAGATGAGAAAAAGATTTTTAGATGCAGATATAAACAATAAGAGCTGGTTTAGAAAACTAACTGCACAAGAAAAAGTGTTATGGTATTACATAAGTACCAGTTGCACACATGATGGCTTTTGGGAAAAAGATGATGAAGCCATTGGATTTTATTGTAATGGATATGATGGACAAGTTCCTGAAATCATCAAAGAAAAAATGGGTATGATCCAAGTTGATGATTCACAATATCTGTTAAAAGAGTGGATTAAGTTCCAATATAAAGAACTAAAAGAAAATGTATCTACTCACAAACGAATCATAGAACGATTACGAAGAAAAGGGTTAGATCAACACTTTCCTGAATTACAAGAGGACTTTTAAATGACTGTAAAAGAACTCAATTCAATCTTAGTGTATTGTAAAGTAAATAATTTATATGAAATAGAATATGTAGGTGCAATCGGAGATATTGGAGAAAACCTACAAGAGTCTATGCAGTTGTATTGCCATAGATTAAACACCTATGTAACAGTAAAAGAAATTATAACCAAAGCCAAGAACCATGGCTATGAAGGTTTGGGATAGTTGTGATGAAACTAAGAAAGGAACTTTCACCCTACATCACATGGCTTGGCAGCTTATCCCAAAAGAATTATGAAAAATAACATAGAAAACACAGCAAGATCATATCAAGACCTAATAGATGAAGTAGAACAAGAACAAGCAAAAATGCTTGAAGAACTAAAGTATGTACTTACAGGAGTAGTAGGTGGTAGGGAACTAACAGATCAAGAATATCAATGTTTCTACGATAGATCCATATATAAGAAACCTTTTGCAGACATAGCATTCAATATGAGAATATCAGAATCGGCTTGTAAGACTTACTATAATCGAGCCATCAAAAAACTATCTAAACAAGCCACATTGATAAAACATCTACTTAAAAGATAATGAATAAGTTAGATAAGGCATACAATCAATTAAAAGAACTATCTAAAAGTAAAAACTATAATCATTACCTACATGGAAAGTATTACGAATACAAACAACAACTAAAAACCATCAATAAAACTTTAGGCAAGGAAATGGAACATATCCAGGACAATAGAACCCCTGAACAACATTTTATTGATATATGTAGAGGGTGGTTAGTAGAAGATGTCTTTGCTTATTTATTCTCTTTACCACAATATAATGAATTGACTTTATTCTTTGACAATCATGACCAAGATAGGATTATCAGGGTATTAAGAAAACAAATCACAGCAGCACCTGACTTTAAAATCACCTACCAAGATCAAACCATTAAAGTAGAAGTACAATCTCTCTTTGCTAATATGCCTTATTTCCACATTAAAGAACATAAAGCAAAAAAACTTATTGATAATAACAGTTATCTAATCCAGTTTAATATCCCACACAAACAGATAGTAGTATTTGAGCCACATCAAGTCAAATTAGGTACATACAAGCTAATAGAGGACTTTAGCACCGAAACCATAAAAAAATATGGGTATAGATACGATATAGACATATTACCTGCAGATATGAAAGTGTATAATTTCGTAGAGGATCTGCCTAAAAAAATAATTTCCTTATTTTCATTGTAATACCTCTTAATATCAGTTAAGTGCAGAAAGCCCCTCAATCGAGGGGTTTTTTGTAGTCCTCAAAAAAAAATCTTTATCAACAATATCAACACTTACAAGCATTTATAAGACTTTACTAAGGGTTTCTTGTAGTCTTTTTCCCTATATAGTAGAAGGGCAACCTTCCTTTCGTTTTTACGAACAACATAACCTTCAAATAGTGGGGTGATTAGTTTGGGTGCATCCAAAACAAAGGTCGCTGTAAAACAAGGAAAAAACAGCGATAAAAAGAAAAACGATAATTTGGTGAAATACCAATGGAAAAAAGGGCAATCAGGAAACCCTAAAGGGCGACCTAAATCAGGATTTGCCCTAAACGAGTATATAACTGATCTTGCTAATGTAGAGTTAGAAGATAAAAAGACCATGCTTGAAGCAGTTGTTGGCAAGGTATATGAAGAAGCATTAGATGGTAATATGACTGCAATTAACTTCTTAGCAGATAGAATCTTGGGTAAACCAAGTCAAAGTATAGGGATCAAGGATGTTTCAGATGAACCGATTAAGGTATTTGATATAGATGGATTGGACGATTGATGCTACCAGGAAAGAAATTCTTAAAGACAAGACAAGATACAAAATCTTATCCTGTGGTAGAAGGTGGGGAAAGTCTTACTTCTCCATTTTATTCTTATTATCAACACCTCTTAAAAGAAATGAAAGAAGGTGGATTGTCTTTCCTACATATAGACAAGCTAAGATGGTATCTTGGAGTATTCTCAAAGACATTTTTGCAAAGAAAGATGTCAGTATTAATGAAACTGAACTATCTATTACTTTTGACAATGGGGCAAAGATTGAACTCAAAGGGGCAGACAAACCCGATTCACTTCGTGGAGTATCCACAACAATGGTAGTGATGGATGAGTACAGTTATATGAAAGAAAATGTTTGGGGAGAGATTATACAACCAACCTTAGCAGAAACCAAAGGATCAGCACTATTTGTAGGAACTCCTACTGGTGTACAAAACCACTTTTATGATCTATTTGTTAAAGGACAATCTAAGGGTGGAGATTATAAGTCTTGGCAGTTTACTACCTTAGAAGGTGGCTTTATTTCCGAAGAAGAAGTAGAGAATGCCAAAAAGAATTTAGATAAGAGAACTTTTGAGCAAGAATATCTTGCAAGTTTTCTTACTGCTGCAAATAGAGCAGCATATAATTTTAGTAGAGATATTCATTGTAGAGTAATGGATAAATCTCCAAGAATGTTTTGGGGAATCGACTTTGGGGTAGCATCTTATATGACTGCTATCCTAATGTGCGAGAATACTGCTGGAGAAATCTATGTGTTTGATGAAATCGGATTACAGAACTCAAATACATTTGAACTGGCTAAGCTAATGCAACAAAAAGCACCAGGACTTCCAGTATATCCTGACCCAGCAGGTAAAGCAAGAACCAGTAATAGTACAAAGTCTGACCACATGATATTACAAGAGAGTGGGTTTACAGTCATCAGTAAGAAAGCTAATCCAACTCAAAAGGATCGTTTGAATGCTTTAAATAAGATGTTAGAAGATGCAACAGGTAAGCATCGTTTATTTGTTAATCCTAATTGCAAGAGTCTGATTAGAGATTTAGAACTTTGCACTATGGAGAATGGACAAATATTAAAAACAGAAACCTTATCACACTTTTTGGATGCTTTATGTTATCCAATGGACTACCGATATGGCTTCAAAGGACAAGCAAAGGCAATAGAATGGTAGAATTAATCTTAGGATTCTGTTTAGGGGTTATAGTTAGCATGATAAGTGCTATGGTATGGGGATACCGATTAAGTATAAAAGAAGATAAAGAAAATAAAGAACTCATTAAAGAGTTCACAGACCGATATATAGAAAATATGCAGTCTGATGAGATAAAATTTTATAAAAGGTATAAATCATGATAATTTATAATTTGACAGAAAAGATGTTGTATGACCTTCTTATGGATACCATAGAAGAAGGAATGGAAAAAGAACATAGTGAACGAGAACGATTGTTAGACTACTATGAAGGAATCAATCTTGAACACGACTTAAAACAATACTTCGATAGTGAATCTTTATCACAGATTCCACCAATGTACATTAATCTTGTAAGAAACATTATATCCAGGAGAGCATTGGTATATCAACAAGCACCAATCAGATATAATGAAAAGTATACTGAAGTCATTGGGGACTTAGATTCGTTTATGAAACAGTTTGAGCAACTGACCTACTTATTAGGTACAGAAGCACTATACACTCATTGGGATGACAATCAAAAGAAACTAAAGTATAGACCAATCCATTTCTTTACACCATTCTTTAAACCAAATGAAGATGAACCTTTTGCTATTATGTATCAAGCAGAATCACATCTACAAGCACGAACAGAAGATGCACAATATATGTTTTGGAGTAAAGATACTGATGATATGGAAGGGAAACACTTTATGATAAGCAGTAGAGGTAAGATTACTTCTATTGTTCCTGATGATAGAAACCCTTATGGAGATGTCTTACCATTTAACATAGCACATAGACATCCATTCACAAGAGATTTCTTTAGAGAAGGTGCATCTGATCTTATTGATGGTATGCGATCCATTAATATTATGCTAACTGAATTAGCTTTACATGGAAGGTTTCAACTCGGTCAGCCAGTTTTTACAGGATTAGATACTGAACAACGAATCTCAATGGGACAAGACAAAGCATTAGTATTGCCTGAAGGTGCAAACTTTAATTATGCAACACCAAATGCTAATGTCCAAGCGATGATTGAATCAACCAAGTATATGGTAGATAGTATTGCACAAGCAAACAATGTACGAATCAACTGGACTGATAAAGGACAAGAATCAGGACTATCTAAGAAGATGAGCCAATTAGATTTAATGGATGCACTAAGAAGTGATGTAGAACAAATCTATAGACCATTTGAGAAAGAACAATTTAGAATTGCTAAAAGAATCTGTGAAGTATCAGGTGGTATTAATCTTGGCGACCAATTTAGTATAGACTTTGCAGAAAGAGAAGTGCCTATGAGTACAGATGAGGAAATCAAATACTATTCTTGGGCATTCCAAAATGATTTAGAAACAAGACAAAGTTATTTAAGAAAAAAGAATCCTGACTTACAAGAAGAAGAAATTACTGCTATTGTGGAACAAATAGATCAAGAAAGACCACAAGAAGCAGACGAAACACAATCTATCATTGATAGAATAGGTGAGCAAGTTGGCTAATTTAGATTTCTACAATAAAGAAATAGAAAATATCCAACAACAGTTAATTGACAAATTGGATAACCTGGTTATTGGGTTAGGTAGAATATCCGATACTGAACTGATGCAGATTGCTAAGCAAATAGACTTCTTTGCAGAAATGGAAACATTAGGGTTTACGAAACTAATGAATAGAGTTGGTAAAACCTTTGATGATGAGATAGCAAGAGTATTTGCAGAACTATCTAAAAGAGAGTTAGGACAAGTATCTGCAGCAAGTATCGATGCTTTAAGAGAACTAAAGAACTTTGAAATGACATACTTAACCAATGGAGTAAGGCAGTATTCAGACCAATTAAAGACTGCGATGCTAAGAGGAATCATAACTGGTGAAAGTAATATTCAGATAATGAATAACATCAATACAACCTTTGGTGTAGGAACTTACATTAGTTCAAGTGAAACTTCTTTCTTGATTAATGATGCTTTTTCAAGGTTTAGTAATGCTTCAAGAGCAAAGGCATACGAGCAATTTCCTGAAGTGAAGTTTCAATATGTTGGTGCAAGTGATAACAAGACACGAGAAGTATGCCAACGAGCATTACAAGAACCACCACTAACAAGAGAAGAAATAGATGCTTTAGGATATGTAGACTTTACTAATAGAGGTGGATATAACTGCAGACATGATTGGGTAAGAGTATGAGAATAGATCAAGTAGTCAAACCTGATGCTAAAGTGATGTCTAAGTTAGCACAAGATGCTATTGATAAAATTACTTTAGATGCAAGTAAAGGTAGATTTCAGAATGGTAAGAGTGGATACCAATATTCTGATAGTGGAAGTAATGTAGGATTTAGAACTTTTAGTAAGGGTAGAAAAAAGTGGACTGCCAATATTGATAGTTACAAGAATCGTAAAGCAGCAGGTATGAGATACCCTAATGGACAAAGAGTAAAAGGATATGAAAATCAATCTACTGATACCACTACTTCTTTTGTCAATATGAGATTAACTGGTAGAACCCTAAGAAGTATGAGAGCATCATCAAAACCTGATACTGCAATCATTACTTATGATAGAGGGGAAATAGTATTAGGCAATCAGAAAAGAGGATATGACATCTATGATTTGTCTGATAAGAATCAAGAATTTATAGCCGATAGATTCGGCAAAGAACTTTTGGATAGAAACATTAAAAAGTATGTATCCAAAACAACGATAATAAAATAGGAGGGCAGGATGTCCGAAGAAAATGTAAAAGTAGAAGAACAAGCAGTAGCAGAAACTCCTACACAGGAAAATACTGATAATCAATCAGAAGTCGGTAGTTTAATTGCAGAAAGCAAGAAATACAGACAAAGAAGCCAAGCAGCAGAAGCTGAGTTGAAGGAACTCAAAGAGAACCTCAGACTTCAAGAACAAAAACAACTTGAAGAAAAAGAGGAGTTTAAATCTTTGTATGAGAATGTAAAAGCTGAAAACGAAAAACTGAAACCAGTTGTCGAGCAGTTTGAAATTCAAGAAAAACAAAGACGAGAACATCTGCTGTCCCAACTTTCAGATGAAGATCAAGAGATATACCAAGACCTCTCAACTTTAAAGTTGGAAAAGCACATTGAAAGACTGGGAAATAAAAAAGTGCAAGTATCTGATGCCAAAGAGGTTACTTCGAGTGGCAAGTTTGCAGAAAATGCAAAATGGTCTGATTTATCTGACAAAGATAAACAGGAAGCAAGAAGAAATCCAAAACTTTGGAAACAGATAGTAGAGGGGTATAGAAACTAAAAACTAAACTATCTTTAAGGAGATATTAACATGGCAAATGTAACAACAACAACAGCTGCTAATTTTATTCCTGAAATGTGGAGAGATGCGATCCTTGACTATGCTGAAAGAAAATTTCAGTTAAGAAATCAAGTACTTGACTTCTCATCTATGGTTGCAAATGGTGGCGACATATTAAACATCCCTAAAGTTGCAGAAGAAACTGCTGCTGCTAAAGCTGCAGATACTGCTGTAACTTATTCTGCTAACACAGATGGGGTTATTCAATTAGCAATGGATCAACATCAATACGAAGCAAAAAGAATCGAGGACATCGTAAGAGTTCAAGAATCTGCAGACCTATTTAATGCTTATGCAAAATCAATGGGTTATGCTTTAGCTAAAAAAGTAGAAAACTACTTAGCTGTCGATGTGATTCAGTCAGCAACAGGTAATGATGTTACTTTATCTGCTGATAACACTTTCACTACTGCTTTAATCAGAAGTGGTTTACAAAAACTTCTTGATGCAGGATTTGACTACACAGATGGAGAAACTTTCATGTATTGTTCTCCTGCTGCTTATATGTCATTACTATCTTTAGG